GCACCAGACAACCTGCCTGTACCTGTCCTGTGTTGTAGTAGACGTACATGCAACATACCATCAGGTTTTACATAGGTAGATATACCCTCAATAAAACTAGATAGATAGGTGTCTAATGCAGACAGCCTGCGTACTCTCTGTAGAAACATCTCAGCGTCATACATAGCACGTGATCTAGCTACGCCCTCTAAGTATATGAGATTGTCCTTGCTTGTGCTGAAGCCATTGGCACTTACCCACTTAGAATCAGACGCACTAAACTTTAGCCCAGCTAACTCTTTTCTATCACGGTACAGATATCCTGCACTGGCACACTCAGGACAGTTGTTTGTATTCTTGTATGGTGATCCATCCTTACGCTTCTTACGTATCCAACCATGACCCATACACTGCTTACAGACAACAGCATACTGTTTGTACAGAGGCAGTGTCATTTGTTTAATGTTGGCTAAGTGTTGCCTGTCAGACACACGATCCTTATATGCGTCAACCCAAACCTTCTTATCAAAGACCTTACGGCTAAATATAATCCAAGACAACTGCTCTGGGCTATTAAGATTGATGGGTCTGTCACCCATGAGTTCCTGTACCTGTTTCTCTAGCTGTACTGTCAGCTCCTGCTTCTCCTGCTCAAACTCTTTACGCACATCTTCAAGTGCATTCATGTCTACTTTAAAACCACGTTGGTATATACGTGCTAAGTGTACAGCTAAGTCATTGGTTAATCGTATTGTATCTATTAAAGTTCTACCCTCACCAAAAGAGTACAACCTGCTTTGCAGTCTATACAACTGCTGTGTTGCATGCAGATCAGCAAGAAGATACTCTGACAACTCATCGTGTGGTATCTCTGATACATTCAGTCCTTGCTTGAAGTATTCTTTAAGTGTGTCCTGTTTCTGTGTATGTAACTGGTGTCTCTCTGCACATGCCTCAAGAGACAGGGGTTCTTTCTGTCCACGCTGTAGCACATACTCACCAAGCATAGTGTCAAACACTTTGCCTTCATATGTGAAGCCTGACTCCCACAGCCACATCAAATCATGTACTGCATTGTGAGCTACTAGAAGTGTAGTGTGGTCTAGTCTGCCCTGTACTATACGTCTACCATTTTCTGTGGGGGAATGCTCTGTGTGGTCAAACGTTATAATTTGCTCAAGCCCAGTACCATCTAGCATTCCCACCATAACAAGTGTGTTCTCTGGTTCAAATGGATCAAGGTGCATCTTGCCATTTCTTTTAACTACGGTATTTTCTACATCTAAAACTAATATCATTTGGGGTTGTTCCTCTCGTGTTCCTCTAAATATATAACCGCATTCTTTACGGTTGTCAACTTATCTCTGAACCCACCTAGCCCATCGTTGCAGTGTTTACATATGTATCCACGAAATGTGTTTGTCTGATGGCAATGGTCTAGTACCCATGTACCTAACAGTTTTTGATTATACTTATTTACTTCAGCTATCTTTCTTGTGCATATAGGGCAGGCATAGTCTTTATCATCTGGGTAGGGGTTTACCTTTCTCAGGTCAGCAATTACCTGTCTATGACCAGACTGACATGATCTACACGTGCGTTTTATCTCAGCATCTTCTGTGTTTTTGTATGACATCTGCTGAAAGTTTGTTACAGGTTGCAGGATGTCACACTTAATACACACAAGACCACTATCACATAGCTCGTTTAATTCATTTAGTTTTTCTTCAGCAAACAAGGCTAGTTGTTTCATGCAACATACCTAGCAGTCTTATACTCCAGTTCACAATGGATGATACCATGCCAACCTGACAGTTTATTCTTAACTAGGTTCAGGTGACGCATAGTATCTTCTTCCTCTTGCCCTTCTACTGGTGGGTTCTTAGCTATCAGTATCATCAGGTCAGCTTCTGCCGCCTTACCTGTACGTGAGCCTTCCATCATAGCCTGATTGAGTACAACCTTATTCTCTGCATCAGCAGACAACTGTGACATATAGAATATAGCACAGCCGTGTTGTTTAGCTATCTGCCTAGCGTGTATAGCATTAGCCTTGAGTGCTTCGTCTGTTCTGGCAAAGCCACCAGTACGAGCAAACTTGTCACCCATATCTAAAATAACAATGTCAGGCTTGTATGACTTGCACACACTCTCAACCCAAGCCATGTCACGATTACTTGCATCATATATTTTTATATTGTCCTTAACCTTAGAGTATATATCTCTAGCCTTGGCTGGATCTCTCTTAATCTCCTGCATCGTCATACCTGTAGCGGCAGTCAGATACCTAGCACCAACACGATGAGAACCTTCTTCGTTACAGAGTATAATACACTTAGCACCCTGATGTGCAAACCCATTAGGAGATGCCACCAGTGACGCATGGAAGGATGTCTTACCTGTGTTTGGCCTTGCACCTACCTCAATTAAATGACCATCATTCACACCCTCTAATTTACGTGTAAGGGTAGCTATATTAAATGTCCAACGTGCCTCAAGATCATTCTTTGATAACAGAGTATCAACATCAATGTCATCCCACTGTATCGTCAAGTCAGGGGTAAAGTCATCTGCATACTGCTCAAGCAAATTACGCAGGGGTTCAAGGCTAGTCTTGTCACCATTCACATAGTCAAAGCCTAGATTGGCTATGTCCTCACCTACTACCTGCTGAAACAACTTAGACAATACTTCCTGTGCTATATCATTACCCATAGGCGTCTGCTTGTTTATCTGTGTAAACAAAGTGCTGTATGCTTGTTTCTGTGCTGTAGTCATAGTTGGGTTGTTAGACATAAACAATGCCTCAATCTCCTGTGGAGATACGCTACGATCATATCTATCCATTGCAGAGTCTACTGCTTCCTTAATCTTTCTAACATCTTTACTGAACAACCTGTTCGGGCATCTAGCACCACGGTGTTCTTCATAAAAATCTTTGTCCATTAAACTTCTTATTAAACTTAACTCCATTATTGTTCTCCTATGCTTGTTAATTTGTGTAGGTCATCAGGGTTTCTGTATTTTAAATCATCATTCAATCTAAGAACACGAACATTTTCTACGTATCCTCTTAATTCTTTTGCAATCTGTAGTGTCTTAGGTGCCGCATCGGGGTCTAATGCTATTATTGCCGTTGAGAATCGTGCAAGATACCTCTGGTGTGATTCGGATAATGATGTACCTAACAATGCAACCCCTACACATACATTACTACCAACTACAGCAGCACTCACACAATCCTCAACAACTACTGCGACACTACCATAGCCATGAATATATGGCAAGCTATTATTTCCATAACGTTTCCACTTAGGTAGTCTTTTACCTAAACTTCTCCCTGTAGCATCTAACATGTAGCCAAGGTCACTCAACACAGGGAACACAACTCTGTGTTCTCTTACGTCATACAACAACCCTAGCTTGTAGGGATCTAAACCCCACTTATTACAGAATGGATCAATAGCCTTTGTATCACGAACTAACCACTCAGGCTTGTCAAACTTAGGTATACTATCCTCATACTCTAGCCAAGAATTAACTTGCCCTACCTTTATTGCTGATCTACGTAAAGACTTACGTATGTCATCACCTGAAAGGTGTACTCGTTTAGCTCCAGAGATATCACACCCTGCCTTGTAACAATTCCACACGATAGAACCCATATTATTTGTGATAGTAAAAGTCTTTTTACCCTTACACTCAGGGCAATTCATTCTTTTTGTTTCACCATTTATAAGTGTTATATCATTTATAATGTTATATATATTCATTATGTATCACTTTTTATGTTACTAACAGAGTTAGATTTTACACTAACGTTTCTCTGTGTCAATGCATTATTTGCAGAGATGTAAGTATTTTTTAGATATGGTTGCACAGATGCAACATTAGCATGGCCAGTCACTGACATAATATTAGTCAGGGGTACACCACTATCTACCATTTGCGTAACTCCTGTCCTTCGTAAGTCCATTAGTCGTAGCTCGTCAGACAGCCCAGCCTTACGCATGACAGCCCTTCCATTTTTTGAGAGCCTTTGCATCGCATAAGGATTAAACACGCCATCAGTGGGCAGTACATGCGGTGCTACATACTGTTGAAAGCCAAAGTCATCATGCTGATCCTGCAACATTACCATCAGGTCATCTGATATGGGTAGGAATACCTCTGCCCTACGTTTACTCTGCTCCAGTGTCAGCATTTTACTCTGGAAGTCTAGGTCTTCCCACTT